CTGCTCAAATGCCATCGGAGAGCAGTTCCGTTGTGTCAAACGCAACAAATGGAATCGAGCCACCTAGAGGATATCTGTCCGTTAAGAAGAGCAAAAAGGGACCACTCAAACAGATTGTTCCCCAGTACAATTCTCTTAAGAGTGCTTACACTCTTCTATGGGACATGCCTGATAACTCTGGGTATATCAATGTTGTGGCAGTCATGCAGAAGTTCTTCGATCAAGCCATCAGTGGAAACTGGTCTTACAATCCAGAGAATTATCCCAACAATGAAGTCCCAGTCTCTGTGATGGCAGGTGACTTTTTGAATACATATAAGTATGGTTGGAAGACTTCTTACTACCAGAACACCTACGATAACAAGAGCGATGATGTAGAGGAACCAAAGGAAGAGAAACAGTCCGTCGAAGATCTATTAACACAAATTTTAAACACCGAGGAGGAAGCTTGTGACAGTTGCGCGATTTAGAGTGACCGAACAAAAGAGACCAGAAGGTATGACGGTGTTCAACACCAACAAAGTTGACACCACCAAGCAGAAGATGTTCTTTGGTGCCCCTCTTGGGGTCCAAAGATACGATCAGTTTAAGTATCCAGTCTTTGACAAACTGACCCAGACACAGCTGGGTTACTTTTGGAGACCAGAAGAGGTATCACTACAAAAAGATCGTGCAGACTATCAAACACTTCGCCCCGAGCAGAAGCACATTTTCACTGCCAACCTTAAGTATCAGATCCTCCTGGATTCTGTACAAGGGCGTGGTCCTGGGATGGCTTTTGCACCTTTCTGTTCACTACCTGAACTCGAAGGTGCTATGAACATCTGGCAGACTATGGAGATGATCCACAGTCGCTCCTACACATACATCATCAAGAACGTATACCCAGACCCTACCGAGGTGCTGGACACCATCGTTGATGATGATCGTATCCTGGAGAGGGCCAAGAGTGTCACAGCAGCATACGATGAGTTCTTACAGGCAGCACAGGAGTGGGGTGCTGGTAACTCCTGGGAACATGCTTTGGAACAATGTGATTCTGCACTGTGGGAACTCAAAGAACTCAAGCGTAAACTCTATCGTGCTGTAGTCAACGTCTACATCCTTGAGGGTATTCGTTTCTATGTTTCTTTCGCGTGTTCCTTTGCCTTTGGTGAACTGAAGATGATGGAAGGTAACGCCAAGATCATCGGACTGATTGCTCGCGATGAGTCACAGCACATGACCATCACCCAGAACATCGTTAAGAAGTGGTTGGAAGGTGATGATCCAGAGATGCGTGAGATTGCCAAGGAAGAAGAGGATAACGTCATCGAGATGTTCAAACAGTGTGTTGAGGAAGAGAAGAACTGGGCAGAGTATCTGTTCAAAGATGGCAGCATGATCGGATTGAATGACAAACTGCTCTCCAAGTATGTTGAGTGGGTTGCTAACCGTCGCATGAAGTCTATCGGTCTCAAGCCTGTGTTCGATGTTCCTGCTAGCAACAATCCTCTGCCGTGGACAGAGCACTGGCTCAATTCCAAGTCCATGCAGGTAGCACCACAGGAGACAGAGGTTGAGTCTTATGTCATCGGTGGTATCAAGCAGGATGTTAGTGAAAGTACATTTGCTGGATTCAAATTATGAATGAAGCATTTGAATTTGGTGACTTGTTTTCTACGCCACTCATGCGTACAAGCAACACTTTATTAGCAAAAAGAATGCTGCCTATTTGTAAGTCTATCTTGCAAGATAAAGACTCTTTGACTTATCACTGGGGGTATAAAACAACTTATACTCCCGAGGGTGGGTTGGAAAAGGATCAACGAATGAAACCATTCACTACATATCTTTATAGGATAGCGAAGGGATTTGTTAGAACTGTAGGTTTAGATGTAGATGTAGAGTCGAATCCTCAAATTTTTATTAGTCAGTTAGACCGAGGAGATAAACATGCTAGGCATTGTCATCCTGGATCCACAGTAAGTGGTGTTTTTTATGTCAGTGTTCCTGACGAATCCAGTCCTATTAAATTCTTTGATCCTCGTCCTGTGAAAGAATTTAATCATCATCCTTTGCTAGGAGAGACACCATACAATACTCCCACTACAGTATTTTCACCTGCTGATGGTGACATGATTATGTGGGAATCTTGGTTGCATCATGAGGTCCCTCCTAACAGATCCAATGAACGTATTGCTATCATTTTCAACCTATGACTTATAAGAATCCTGCCATCAGTAAATACTTACAACTGATGGAGTTGAAAAATCCAGTGCATGAAAAACCAGTGTTCTGGTGGAATAAAATGGATGAAGGTGAATTTATTAAAACAATTCAAGCTTGTCTGTGGGAAGCTGGGATTGATCATCAGGCTATTAATTGGATGAAACTTCTTAAGGGAGAATTCAATCCAGACAAACATGAAACCGCAGAAGAGAACCAATGAACTTTATCTACAGGTGGTTGCATGACAGAAGAACTTCCAGAGTGGAAGAGGAGAGCACTAGCAGATCCGAAACTTCCACAGAAGCAGGTGGAAGTCCTGCTCCACGGACCCAAGTGTCTGACGGACGCATGGTTCCTCCAAGCAATGAGGTACAAATACCAGATCCGTGGTTATGAAGGCTAGTAGTGCTAAAGCAAAAGGCAGGAACCTACAGAAGTGGGTTCGTGAGAAGTTGATCGAGATGCTCGATGTCCATCCAGAGGACATTGAGTCTCGATCTATGGGTGCAGGTGGAGAAGACTTGATCATGGCCCGCGCTGCCAGACAAAAGTTTCCTCACAGCATTGAGTGTAAGAACGTAGAGCGTCTCAATGTATGGGATGCATACGAACAAGCAGTAGCAAACTGTGGTGACTACGAACCTATCGTAGTTATGAAAAAGAATAGAAAGAAACCACTGGTAGTTGTAGACGCAGAATATTTCATTACATTGTTTGGAAACAAAGATAATTGATGGGTGGTAGATAAATATATCTACTGCCTTATTTTTATGCCTAGATCTCAATTGACAAAGATTGATGTGGAATCAAAGGTTTACAAATTGAAGAATCACCTGTATAATGGCTACAAGGAAAAGAGTGGTGACTGGCATGAAGGTGCCAACCATACTCTAAATCAAGTCCTGGATATCCTCAATGAGTTTAGATACTAACGACATCAAAAAACTTACCGAAGCCGCTCTTCGCATGAGGATCGACATCCTCATGGAAGAACCATGTCCTATCTACGAAGCAACCGAAGAAGACTGGGAAGACTTCTGGTATAACGAGGACAAATAACCTACATCAATCACTATGATTAAATTATTTCTTGCTGCTCTAGCAGCGGCATCCGTTGTCGTGCCTGTAAAGGCAGAGCCTACCAAAGGTTACAACACAATGGATTCTATGGGGTGCATGTTACTACGAGAATGCACGGACAATGTTAAACGAATCACAAGTATTCAAGATATTATTGATCGCTATCCCGACTCTGATTACACTGCTGTTGATCGTGAGTTTAATGACATCATCAGTGCCTTTAATAAGATCGGAGTTGGGGTATTTCTAGCAGACCAAAAGTATTTCCCACCAGGACATCGTGGTGTCTATCATACTGTAGGCAACAACTTCTTTTTGAATGATGCTTTCATGCATCGTCAAGGTGTGCTCATGAGTGTCACTCGACATGAGGGATGGCACGCTGCACAAGATTGTATGGCAGGCAGCATCAAGAATAGTTTGATTGCTATCATCAAACCTGAAGAGGAAGTGCCTGTCATCTGGCGTGTCATGGCAGAGCGCACATATCCTGCTAATGCTGTGCCTTGGGAAGCAGAAGCAGGTTGGGCAGGACGCACCGAAGGTATGACTGCTAAAGCATTGGAAGCATGTGCAACTGGTGCAATGTGGGAGGTTTATGAACCCACTCCTTTGACTCGTAAGTATCTGGTTGAAGAAGGGTTTATTGAGTGATAAATAATTGAGCCTTGATGCTCTATTATGTCGGATACTAAACCCGCTGTAGAGAAGGCAGACGATGATGATAAGAGTGAAGTTCTTGGTAATTTAGTGAAAGTAGTTGTACTTATATGGTCTGCTTCTCTTCTCACGTTCTCTTATGTTAGGTTACCTAACGGTCAAAAGATTCTTGATTTTGATCCCACGTTCATCGCCTCGGTGTTTTCTGGATCGTTAGCTGCGTTCGGACTCTCTCCTGCTAAAGCGGGTGGTGGAAATGGTAAAGCAGCAGTAGCGAAGAAGGAAGAACCTCCTGTTGTTTCTGCTGTTGAACCAAAGAAAGATGCAAAAACTGATTAACGTTGTAGCACTGCTGTCTGGTCTCACCTCTCTTGGTGTGATCGGCGGCGGTGTTTTTCTTTACGTACAAAAAGATGCCTTCCTTCAGCAAGGTATCGATGCCCTATCTGCTGGTGCTATTGAAGCCATCACTGATGCTGTACCTGGCATTCTAGATGATGCTATGCCAGAACCACCTGAACTACCTAAAGCAACTGGTGGTGTACTACCTGGAATGTAATTGAATGGACATACCTGAAATCAGAGTCAGGGATCTGGGGGTTGGACCTATTGATATATGGGTCGTCCCAGAACCCAGGACTCCTGTCGTCCCTCCTATCTACCCTGTGACCACACAGATTGGTGTTCCCATTGTGGACATGCCTGGCTGTGTGGAGGCCCATGAGGCAAATGAAGATGACAACTTTAAGATCAACGAAGACGATCCTAAAGGTGTCAAGGTATTCTGTGATGCTGGTGTGCCATCATTCAATCCGATGGACTACAACAGATCACAACTGAAGATGTCTGGTGAGCGTCCTGTGCCAGAGTTCAAAGGACAGATGCCAGACAATACAGTTGATGCACCTGAACCACAAGTAAATCCACCTGCAATTGCTACTCCAGTACCAGAGTGTCCTACTGATGAACAACTATCAAAGGAACCACTTGGGTTTATCTTTGACAGTGGTAGAAAAATTATTACAGGGTATGAGTTGTCTCCTGCTGGTCAATGTCTACGTATCGTAGAGGACGTTACAATCGTTGATCAGGTCATAAATGGATTACCCCCAACGGGGACCGTAATCACCACTGGGGGTATTGCTGTGGTTGCTACCACATCTGCACTGCTCGCTAAACCTTTCGCAGACATTCTCCTTAAGGTGATCAAACCTACCGTGAAGAAAGTTCTGAAGAAGGTTGCTTCTATCAGGGGTAAGACATTGAAAGTCCAGTCCTTACGGGACCGCCGAGTTGAGCAGCGTCAGAGGAATGCTGCGATTCGTGCTCTTCGGGTTGGTCCGAAGGTGAAGAAATAGAATGCTTGTGTGGTGCAATAGCATTTTTATTCAATACCATTACATCAGCACACACTTTGGCATACTGTGTCCCAGGTTTAAACATAATTCCCTTCTGCATTAACTCCCCACAATTTTTGAGACGAGCGATCTCAAAGTCGAGCCTTTTATTGGCAGTCAGTTGTTGTTGCAATTCAATTTGAGTTGTCGCTGCTTTCTTACACAACTCTTGTAAGTTTTTATCTGTTGGCGTACTCCATGTCATAGAGAAACCAACACCTAGACTGTAGTTATCCTTCTGTCCTGTTCTAGTTCTTTTATAGAAACTAATCTCCCCAGGATTATCTAAACGACCATCCCCAATAGGGTTGCCGTCATCATCGAAAGCACCCTCTAGATCTGTCACATCATATACAGGATCCATATAGTATGGTTCGTATGGTTTAGATGCTGACGCACTTCCTGTTACATACGGTGTGAAATTTCTGGTAGGTCCTTGACACTGAATACCACCACCATAAGTGTTGGTGATGTAAGGACCTTGTAAAACCTGCACGGCTTGATTAGTCACCGAGCCTGAACTGTTCGCGATTGGAGATGCTGTTGCACTAACACCGCCAACAGTTTCAGCATTTACAGGTGCTGTTACTAACGTAGCAATTACTGCGAGAAGATACTTGTGGTATCTGTTACGCTTGTAACCTCTGTTGTTCTTTGAATAATTGTATGGTTGCTTAAACCAGGACCCGAGTACGTTTCTGTGAACTGAAACGCTGCTCCTGGTGTTGTTTGTGTGAATGTTGGTTTGGAACTCACTCCTGTCCATGTTGATGTCACTCCATCTATAGTTACTGAATTTGCACCTGTGCCAGGCGAAAGATTTCCACTGGCACTTACACCAGATCCAGTAGCAGAATATTGATATCCTGTATTATAATCCATCGAATTGATGGTTTCTGTGATAGTCTGTGTTGTCTCTGTGTGGCTCGTCATTGAGCCCTGGGTGAAGTTCGGGACCACTGGGACTGCACCTGCGGCAGCCCCATGTAAAGCACCAAGAATCAACCCCAGACCGATTGCTTCTTGTAGTCTATTCATCAGTCGATTACCGTGACTTCGCTTACGTATTGTCCTACAGCACTTGTACCAGCTCCGCCAGCCGTTACTGTAATAACACCCGCACTGGTCACAGTACCAGCTAGAGAACCAGCAGTTCCAGCTGTGTAAGAAGTAACTGAACCGAAGTTAGGAACATCTCCTACAGTAGGAGCACTGGTTGGTAGTGCATCTGCTTCTGTATATGATTGACTGAAACTAAATGCTGCACCAGCAGTATCTTGGGTAGCACTAATAGTACCTGGAGAATAGATACCAGATGTAATAGTACCAGCAGAAACAGTACCTGCAGTTGTTCCGTCCGTAGTATCAATGTTTGAACCTGAAATACTGAAACTAGAACCAACTCTGGTTGCAGTAGAGCGAGCAGCATCAACAGTAAGTTGAACACTTGAAGCATGTTTTGTAACGAGACCACCTGCATTTGCAGCAGATGTTGTCATCAGAACCATTCCAAAAGCAAGTAATGCTTTCTTCATTTGGATTATATTTGTTGGACCACGGCTATATTTATACGATGGGGGCTTGACGCCCGATAAATAACGTGATACTATGAGACGGTCGTCGAAATGAAACTGATGCCATCGCTTGCAGCAATTGGAGCCGTGACCCTTACGGCCTTTGGAACCTACGGTCTGGTGACCGCTCCTCCTCCAGTTGCTACTGCTCCAGTGCCATACAAGATCCCTGTCGTGGAGTACGATCCGACCTGGACACTGCCTGACGGTACATACGCAGAACAATATGTCCTCAAAGAACTCCAAGAACACACCAAGATCCGAGATCGCAATGCTTTGGCAGCGATTATGGGTAACATTAAACAGGAGTCTAACTTCCGTTCCAACATATGCGAGGGAGGGGCTCGAATTCCTTACAGCGATTGCCATCGCGGGGGCTATGGTCTTATTCAGTGGACCAGCGTAAATCGTTACGATAATCTTGGTAGATTCTGTACTAAATATAAATGTGATCCGAGCAGTCTGGAAGGTCAGACTCGTTACATGATTAACGAGAACGTCTTCCAACGCTACCTGCCCGAGTTTGAGGGCAGAGGAAAAACTGTCTCCCAATACATGGTTCCTTCGTTCTATTGGTTAGGATGGGGCATCAAAGGCAACAGGGAGACCTACGCCTACGACTACACTCGCCGCCTGAAGCTTTCATGACATACCCAGCACCTGCTTATCTCGAAGACGATCCCTGGTTTGGACCTGCTACTCTCTCGGAAAAGCAGATGTCTATTAAAGAAATGAGACAGCAGTTGATTGAAGAAGAACAACTGCTCCCACTATCCGAGGATCAACCTCCCACCAAAGAGGTTGCAAATATCCACGAAGTGATGTATAATATCGCTACCAGTCACGGCAAGACCACCACACAATTGGATCCCGTTGGCGGTTCCGAGAACTTCCAAGCAGGCCCTGGTGGTTGGATGTCTGGTACAGGTATGAATCAATTCAAATGACACAAGACTGGCGCTACTCCGACGAACGCATGGACGTGAGAACACAAGGACTCAACATCCTTCTCAAGAAATTTGGATCGGAGATCTGCTCTGACGGATCTCCACGCTACTCTAATCAAAGCATCTATGAATGTGTTCATGATTGGGTGTCGCAGGGCAACGTAAGGACAGACGGCATTGTAGCCTACTATAAGGCATACTATGCTTGACAACCTCTTCACTGTATGCTAATATATACAGTGTTCAAGAGGTTGCAAAGTCTGTTGTTCTGGACAGGGGTTCGATTCCCCTCACCTCCATTCACGGGGGTGCCATGGTTTCGACG